ATCCAGGGCATTGTGACTGATGCCGATGGCTCGCCTCTCGTGAACTACTTCACGGAATTTGGCGTGGCGCAGCCCGCTGAAGTCTCGTTCAATTTTGCCACGCTGACCGCTGGTCAGGTGCGGCCGAAGATCGAGAAGGATCTCACCCGCCCGCTCATCCGAGCGGGTAAGGGTGCCTTCGCTACCGGGTCGAGCATTATGGCACTGTGTGGCGACGACTTCTGGGATGCGCTTGTGAACCACGTCGAGATTCGCGAGTCGTACCTCCGAAGCGAGGCCGCGGCGGCGTTGCGTGAACCGACCGCGTTCCAGTCGTTCAACTTCGCTGGCGTGACCTGGGTCAACTACCGCGGCACTGACGACAACTCGACTGTCGCGATTGCGACGAACAAAGCGAAGTTCTTCCCGGTCGGCGCGCGTGGCGTGTTCCAGGTGGCCTGGGCGCCGGGCGAGTCCTTCGAGGTGGCCAACCAGCCGGGCGTGCCGATGCGCCCGATGTTGCTGCCTGACGTGTCGGGTCGCAACGCCTACGCGGACGTCGAGATCTACAGCTACCCGCTGTATGTCTGCACGCGCCCGCTGATGCTGCGCCGCGCCACGCTGGCCTAAGACGAGGCAGTCGTGGATGCACGCGTCTCAATGGGCGTGATCCTCGACGCGTTCGGGGTGCCTGGCACGGTGCGCCGGGCACCACCGAACGAAACGCCTGTGTCTGTCGTGGGCGCCTGGGTGCGCCCGCTGTTTGACGAGCAGAACCCGGTCGGCGTGGACTTGCAGCGGCGAGAACCGCGCCGAATCTTTGCGATGGCGAAGAACTCGACGCTGGCGCAGTTGTCTCGAGGCGACCTCATCGACGCGCCAGAAGAACTCGGCGGGGATGTGGTGCGGTGGCGGGTCGACGGGTTCGATCAGGTCGACCACGACTGCTGGCGTCCGATTGTGGTTCACGCACGGTAAGCGCAGAAAGGAGGAGGCATGGTCACGATTGAAGGCGTTCGATTGGTCGCCGACGAATTCGAGTCCTACCCCCGACGCGCGCAGTCGGCCGTCGTGCGTGCGCTGAACCGCGGCATGACCGCGGGCCGCACGCTGATGGCGCGGGCGATTGCGAAGGACACCACGCTGAAGGTGGGCGACGTCACGAAGGGCATGCGCCAACACAAGGCGACGTCGAATCATCCGGTGGCGGAACTGGCGAGCGGGCTGACGCGGATTCCGCTGTTGGCGTTCAACGCACGTCAGACGTCACGCGGGGTGACGTATCGGCTGGGGTCGAAGTCACGCGGGCGGTTGCCGCATGCGTTTATCGCGACGATGCCGACGGGGCATCGCGGCGTGTTCATGCGCACGGGTCGGCCGTCGAAGCGGAACCCGAAACGCGAAGCCATCTCGGAGCGGCGCGGCCCGTCGCTGGGTCATGTGTTCGCGCAGTATCGCGGGTCGGCGCTGGAGCGGGCCGAGGCGGTGTTTACGTCCACGCTCGATCACGAGTTGTCGCGCCTGCGTGCGCAGGACGCGGGAGCCTAGCGCATGGCCGAGCCGCAGGAGTTCCGCGTGCTGCAACACCTGAAGGCGTCCCTCGGGGCGTTGACGGTGGCGGCGGGGGCGTTCTACGACGTCGACCCTTCGGCGGTGCTGCTCGACCCTGACTACGACGTGGCCGCGCTGACGGCAGCGGGTGCGCCGCGCCCGTTCGTGATTATCGAGACGCGTGATGAGGAGTGGATCTATCACCCGTCCGGCGAGGTGCGACTCACGATGCCGCTGTCGGTGCATTGGGTCCACGAGCCCGCCGACCCGACAGACGCCGTGATCGGCGTGCCTCGAGCGCTGACCGGCGATGAGCGGCTGTGCGTGTTCATGCGCGGATGCGCCGATGTGGAGCGGGCGTTGACGTCGGACACGAGCCGGGGCGGAAACGCGGTGGACACGCGCATTACCAACCGCGTGTGGCAACCGGCACCGTTCCAGGGCGGTCAGGCCGTGTGGGCGGAACTCAGCGTGGAGTGCATTGTGTATCGCTCGTATGGGGTGCCCGCATGAAGGTCGAGAAGAAGACGAGTCCAGAGCCGGTGCCGGCGCCACGGATGGCGACGAGCCGGTATCCCGCCGCGATTCAAATCGCCGGGTCGGTGCGGTCGTGCGTGATTCGCTGCGGGGACGTGGTGGCGCTCGACGAGGTGATTGGCGAGGGGCCGAGCGGTCCCGTCACGGTGGCGGACGCGTTGGGCCATCTGGTCGCACATTTCGATAGCAGCGCGGCGACTGTCGCGCGCCAGGAGTAGCGGAACATGGCACTGACGAGAGGGCAGGAAGGCAACCTTTACTGCATCGCGGAGTCGACGTATGGCGTGGCGCCCGCGCTGTCCGCCACGAACGCCATGCGGCACATCACGTTCACCGCGCCGTTCAACAACTTCAACCGGGGCACGGTCCTCGAGAAGACGGGCGGCGGCGGGCACAGCGTGAACCATCGCACCACGCGCCGCAAGACGGCATCGTGGAACCTCGAAATGCTGCTCCGGTCGAGCGACGTGCTCAACACGCTGTCGGAGATTGACCCGGTGCTGCTGGCCGGGTTCGGGGCGCGCTCGAACGTCACACTGAATACCACGTTTTCGGGCGTGCCCACGGTGAGCGACGGCACGGTGGCGAGCGCGGCCGGGCTTGTGGTGGGCGACATGGTGGCGATTACCTGCCCTGACGGCAAGGTGCGTCTGCGCCGCGTCACGACGGCGGGCGTCAATCTCGCGTGGGCGCCGAATCTGCCTGCGGGCCAAGCGCCGATTGCCGGTGCGGCCTGCAAGGGTGTGACGACCTACAAGCTCACGACGCAGATCACATCATCGCTGGCGTTCGCCTACTACCGCCGACGTTCGAACGGGTCGGAAGGGCTCGGCCATCTCGTGACCGGGGCCGGCGTCGACAAGTTGTCGATTGACTTCATGGCCAACGAGGAACCGCGCATCAAGGCGTCTGGGCAGGCCAAGCATGTGATTGCGCCACCGTCGCGGCCGGGTGGCTTCACGTTCTCGGGCGGCGTGCCGCCATCGGGCATCGTGGGTGATCTGATGATCGGGAACACGCCGATGAAGTTCACGAAGCTGGGGCTAGAAATCAGGAACGAGCGGTATTTCCGCATGGACGAGTACGGCGACGACAGCTCTGTCGAGGTGTTGCGCGGCGGCCGGCGGTCGGTGGGCATGTCGCTGGAGGCATACCACGAGGACGAGGCCACGCTTTACAACTTCGCCATCGGCGGCACGTTCGTGCCGGTGTTCAAGCAGACCGGCTACACCGAGGGCAAATGCTTCGCCATCTACGCGCCACAGGTCGACTTTGCGCCGCCGGCCATTGACGACCCCGACGACATGGTGAGCGCCTCGTATCAGGGCGCCGTCCTCGAGAGCGCCGACGCGGCCAATGACGAGGTGGTGCTCGCGATCGGCTAATCACTGTTCACCGCGTGGCCTGACTGAGCATCAGCGGGCCACGCGTTCCCGTTACCGCCACAACCCTGGGAGCCACACCAGTTGTCTACCGCCACACCGATCCTGCTGAGGAACTACTACACGCGAGAGATTCCCGTTGATGAGGACGGGAGCCTTGTGAC